TGTGTGTTGGAAAACAACTAGCTCTAAAAAGGTAGATTTAGCTCAAAAATTACAAGATGCTAAAGTAAAACTCCAAGAGTTCTATCTAGAATTTCCACATCTAAATCCTCAGTTTGAGGAATCTAGGTGTAAAGAATTAACTGAATCATTTAAAAACATAATTAATTAGCAAGGGTGTCCTACTATAGCACGAGCCATAGGTTTCTTAAACTGATAATAAATATATTCGCGCATCTTAACAAAAACACAATTTTTAGTATTATGCTGTTGATATCTCCATTTACCGATTTGATTTTCAAGATTTGAACCCATTTTTTCAAGATATGCTACCTGTTCTTCATTAATATTTGGTATTAAGTTACGAACAGTATCAACATATCTTCTTCCAAGAGCACTATCATCACCTAACCAGTAATTGAATAAATCCCATTCATAATGCTCATCAATTCTTTCACTTACTAAATATATTATAGTTGGTACAATTTTGTGATAATTACAATCCATAGATTATATAGTTTGTATTTTTTAAACCTAAAATTAAGTTTCTTCCTAATCACCAGATGAATAAACGAATCAATGATTCTATTATTCAAGAATGTAAAACTTTCATTAACGAAAATAATCTCTACGCACTCCAAAACTATTATAAAGAGCTCCAGGAGTCAGAGTTTGATGCATCACCAGACTGGCCAAATATTTTCCAGGCTCTCTACATTCACGCATGTCTGAAGAAACGGAAAGAGATTGTCGATTGGTTCATACCTCTCTTTGATAAGTTTGACCCAATTACAAAGATTGCATATCGCCAAGTATTTTTTTACGGGCGCTTTCTATTAGCTAAAGCATAATAAGCTTAAAAGTTATTATTTAGAAATGCTCAAACTAAGAGCTAGAATAATACCTAGACTGAAAATGACAATAACCCCAATAAAAATAAACAAAATTCGGTTTGATGAAATATAATTATTCATTTGAATATTCCTTTGTAGAAGATTAATAGTAGGATTGGGTGCGATATTCAGCGTCTGCAAACTCTTCTTATGACAAATGGGACAGTCCCAGTCAGATTTATTTTTGACCCATTTATTCCAACAATGAGGGTGAACAACAAACTTACAACCACATGTTCTTAGCATATTACTATCAACAAGTGATTCACCTGATTCATGTTCATGTTCAAGGCAGATAAAACAATCTACCTCTGTAACAACTTCTGTCAACGCAGTCAACGAGTTTGTTGAGTCAGACGACTTCATTATATACTATTTCCTTATTGTTTTAGACCAGCGCTCATTATAAGAGCGAATAAGGGCTGAACATCTGCTTAGAATCCATGGTTCCTATTTCCTGATTACCCATCCATGGAACCTTCTTCTCGACTTGATCGGGTCCAGAGGATTGGACCTCTGGTTTCAACATATCCCAGTGTATCTTCTCCTTGGGTCTCGTCTGAGGTACTTGTTTTTCAACGGTCTCCTCTTTGGGCGCAGCTTTTACAGGAGCAGCCGCTACATATTTGTAATTCCCTTGCATCTTCGTATTGAGAATGTAAGGTAGTGCGTAAGTTGTAAGAGCCGCAACAGCAACAGCTGCAAAAGGTGGAATACTCTCAAGGGCAAAGATGGCGCCGGCTGAACCAATCATGAGGAACGCATCTCCTAGCAATATGAGAGCGCCATTCTCTGCCGCATACTTCTTATAAGTATCCATCATGTTATTCATGCCGACTGGTATCTGCTTAATAACTCCCTGGTAAAATGAAACATCGTGAATGAGCTGAACACCAACAAGCAGAGCTACGAAAATCATAGGATTCCAGCCGTAGGTAGGTGCAATATAGGCACTGTAGACATACTGAGCAATTAAGAATCCTAGAAAGATAACAAGCACGTCTGCGATAACTCCTTCCAAACCAAAGTTATCATACCAATCGTTCAAGCTCTCTCCACCCACCTTCTCAGGATAATAACGAGTCAAGAACAACGCAACTACGTCAACCAGTAAAATACCTGCCAAGAAATACGGGATGTGTGTAAGATCTTTGAACTCCGCAATGTTTGGAAGTGCTTTTGTTGAAGTCTCCATCTAAAAGAGTATCAGAGAAAAGAACTATGTGGGCCTCTTATTTACTTGTTACTTGCGCTCCACCTTATAAAACATATATTGGAGCGACCGTGAATCTTGACCGCCGTCTGCGACAACATAATGGTGAACTGTCCGGAGGAGCAAAGCGAACAACAGCCGTCTCTACAAACAGAGGTCCTTCCACGTGGCGGCGTGCGTGTCATGTGGAAGGTTTCACAGGACAGGTTGAGTGTCTTCAGTTTGAGTGGCACTGGAAACATGTAAGCTCTTCACGTGGTGGCGATCCTCTTACGCGCCGCCTGGAAGGACTCCAGCGCCTTCTTTCAGAAGATAAGTGGCAGCATCTACATGTTGTATGGGAGAGTGAGACCTGTCCATTTTTGTAGTGTAAATACGAACCATATAAATTTGACACGGCATACCCACCACCAATAATCATCAAAGATACGATGGCATCTAAATATCTTCGTATCGTGGATGTTGCGACACCCTGTGCAGATACCCCAGAAACTACATACAAATTCCCTCTTGACCCCTTCCAGCAACACGCCGTCTCAGCAATCTTCAAGCACGAAAATGTGCTGGTCACTGCGAAGACAGGCTCAGGAAAGACGCTAGTAGGTGAGTACCAGATTGCACACAGTCTCTCTAAAGGCCGCCGCGTCTTCTACACAACGCCTATCAAGTCCCTCTCCAATCAGAAGTTCCACGACCTCAAGCAAATGTGGCCTGGTAAGGTGGGAATCATGACAGGCGATATCAAGTTTCAACCAGATGCGCCTATTGTGATTATGACCACCGAGATTCTCCGCAATCTCCTCTTCAAACAAGACTCCAGCACAGCACATCTCGGCCTCTCAGCCGCCCTCAGTTTGGACAATCTAGATGCGGTTGTCTTTGATGAGGTCCATTATATCAACAATCAAGAGCGTGGTCGCGTGTGGGAGGAGACACTCATTCTTCTGCCCCCCACAGTCAATCTCGTTCTTCTGAGTGCGACCATTGATGGGCCTGATAAGTTCGCATCATGGCTCGGCGAACTGAAGCAGAAGCCTATCCATCTCATTTCCACACAATACCGCATCGTCCCTCTTACACACGGAATCATGCGCGGTAAGAATGTCTATCCCATCATGGATCACAAGGAGAAGTTCAATGCGACTGTCTACACCGACTGGCTTCGTTCCAAAAAGCAAAAAGAGGATGAGTATAAGGAGCACAAACAGGAAGTAGCCAATCGTCGTAGTGGTGGCTATGAAGATCCGGTCGTCAAAGGTGAGAAGCGCACATCCTCTTACATTCACCAGCTCAACGAGTGTATTACGAATCTGCAGGAAGGTGAACTGCTTCCAGCTCTCTTCTTCAGCTTCTCTCGCAAATCCTGCGAAGTGTTTGCAAACAAAGTCCAAGGCTCCCTCCTAACTAGCTCTGAGTCAGCGTCTGTCAAGCACATTATTGACTTTCATCTCCACCATTATCCCGCAGTCTATAATGCAACCAAACAGTTCTTCACAGTTAGTGAGCTCCTCATGCGTGGTGTAGCATTTCACCACAGCGGTCTTCTGCCACTCCTCAAGGAGATTATTGAGATTCTCTTCGCAAAAGGGCTCGTCAAGGTCCTCTTCGCAACAGAGACATTCGCTGTGGGTATTAACATGCCAACCAAGACAGTCGTCTTCACAGGATATGAAAAATATGATGATGCGTCAAACGGTATGCGCATACTCTACACAGACGAATACATCCAGATGGCTGGACGAGCAGGTCGGCGTGGAAAGGACAAGGAGGGACTCGTCCTCTATCTGCCTGAGCGAGAGCCCATTGGTGTCAGCGAACTTCAGAGAATGATGACGGGAAGTAAGACAACTTTCAACTCGCGTATGAGCTTCCACTACGATTTCATCTTGAAAACGCTCCACAGTAAGAACACTAGCTGGATAGGTCTAATGAATCAGAGCTATTGGTATCAACAGCACAAAAAGATTCTAGAGGGTACACGCGTCCGCCGCGAGGCCGTTGAAACTAAACTGCTCGCATCAGGTCTCACACCTGAGATTCTAGCAGATATGCAGACACGCGAAGAACTAGAGGCTAATCTGAAAGGGTCGGTCAATGCTGCTAAGAGGAAGGCGCAACAGGCCATGGAGCAGTGGAAGAACAAGCATATGGCCCCTATTTACGCGATTCAATGGACCAAGTATATTGAAATGAAAAAAGTACAAGAGGAGCTGCGTGCTTTAGAGGCAGATATTGTAGCATTGGAAAATCACCAGGAGAGTGTCTATCCTCTTCTCCATGTTCTTGCTGACACTGGGTTTCTAGAGAACTTTGACGATCCAACTGCCGAGCTCAAACTCACCACTCTAGGTACAATGGCGACTGAGCTGAATGAAGGCAATCCTCTTCTGATGAGCTACGCATTTGATAAGGGACTCTGCGCAGACCTCTCTGGCGAGGAAATCGTCTGTTTCCTCTGCTCACTCTTGAATGAAGGGAAGGAAACGGGTCCTTCTTTGAAATCACTGCAGATTCCTAGTAAGGTGATTGACTCGCTCTTTGAGTTGGATAAGTGTATTGACGTCTTCCTTCCTGTAGAAAAAAAGTATGGAGTTCAGAGCCCCTATGATTTCTGGACTCTCAACAGCTACTGGATTGAGCCTGTCTGGCGCTGGATTCAAGGAGAGCATGTTAGCACACTCTGCGACGATTATGGACTTTACGAAGGGAACTTCATGAGAGTCATTATGAAAGTCTCCAACCTCCTGGAGGAGTTCACATCACTGGCAACCTTCACTCAGAATGTGGATGTTCTAGGGAAGCTGGATGGACTACAGGCGAAACTGGTAAGGGATATTGCGATTCCTGAGAGTCTGTATTTGCGGATTTAGTAAGTTCAATCCGATAAACAATCCTCTTCTTCCAAGAGGCGCGGGTGGTATTCACATAGAATCCCACCACAACTTGGTCACCTGGAGAAAGCGCGGCAGACCTCTTGACTCGAATCATACATTTCCAGTCAAAGCAATAGATGGTGATTTTTCCATTCACCGATTCTACAACTAGACCATCTACAGGAATACCAGGTTTGTCCAGAATACAATCGACAAACCGACAGTCCCTCTCATATGCCTTCACTGATTTATCAAGACGATTCAGTGCAAGGGCGTATTTTTTATAAGGAATCTCAGCAGTCATTCTAGACCCTCTAATAGACGCCTTCAAGACGGCTTGATTTAAGACATCAGCATAGCGACGGATAGGTGATGAGGCATGACAGTACGTAGCCTTTCTGAGGCCCCAATGTCCAGAGCTCGTATCCGCTGTAGCATAAACAGCAGCAGGATATGCGAGTTGTTTTGCAGGAAGTCCAAGCATTTCCATACGAGCAAACAACTCCTTCTCTGGTTCTCCATGTGTTCGAAGAAGACCCGCACCATTTCTCTTAAGAATGGCCGCCGCCTCAGAGTTGTAGAGGAGCATTAGAGCCTCTACCCATTTATGTGTATCGTGAGTATCACCCTCTAGAGATCTAACGATTTCTCGCAGTACTTCCGTATTTATCTCTGTTGAATCTCGGCAGTCATCATATGTATAAGACGCCCAGTTCCTGAGAATACACTCTTTCCAGTGGAATCCATAGAGGCTCGTACCATCCCATTTTGCAAAGAGGCTTACAACAAAGCGATCCTCACCAGGTAAGAGTGAGAAGAGATCCTCTGAGTATTTTCCTGGAAACATAGAGCGAATCACCTTACCTGTACTTGTATACAGTGTCTGACCAATCTTCTCAGCAAACTCGAGGCTAGGATTGAGAGCTACAAATGCCGCAACGTCTGCGATACTGATGGCTATATTCCAGACATCATTCTCTTCCCAGAGAGAGATTACATCATCAATATCGCGACATCCTAGAGGGTCAATATTGATAGTCGGTTTATTAAGTACAAAGCGCCCTTCCTTTTGCGGCATAATAAGCACCTCAGGGATTGTTTTCTTTGACCAGGCCCATGGCGAATACTGTAAAGCAACTGCAGCCTTCTCTACCTCTTTGATTCCTGCAGCGCCAAGAATATTGACAAGACCTCCGCGTGGAAATGTCCCCTCGTCCCAGTGTTCAAACATAACAACTGCCAGCTGATTTTCCCGAACTGTCTCTTTTGTAGCCACGAGAAAGGGTGGATAAGCCTCGTTGTACGGTTTGAACATGTAGAGTGGAACACCACGAGATGTGAATCCATAGCGAACCTTTGTGTCTAGTTCTAAAAGCCCAGCGAGTGGTGCATGTACTACACGGCTCACTAGTGTACAGCCTGTTTCGGTAGCTTCCACTACATCTCCAGGTAGAGCCTTCCCAGCTTCCGTGGCTCCAGCGAACTCTTTGACAATATCACCTTCGGCAGTCTCAATCTTGAAGGTTTGATAGTTTTTTGTGTAAAGAAACATTCTTTTTGAGGCAAAATAAATAGACGAGTGCTTCAATTTTATCACGACTTGACATGCGGTTAAACCCGGCCCTTTCAATACAGTCGTCATCCTAGAATGTCCACACCCTTTGACGTAGTGATTCCCTTCGGTCCAAATGATGAAGACATCATTCAGCGGTGTGTAAACTCTGTTTTAACACATGTTGTTGGTGTCCGATATATTTTTGTTATTGCACATGATAAAAATACCAGGGATCTTTCTAACTGTATTATACTAAAGGAAGATTCATTTCCTTTCAAGCGCAACGATATTATTGAGAAGACTGGTGAGAAGCGCGCTGGATGGTATCTCCAGCAACTTATTAAATTATACGCACCTCTTCTTATAACAAATATAACAGAAAATATTCTCATTGTTGATGCAGATATAGTCTTTTATAAAAAGACTCGTTTCATAGAGAATGGAAAATTTCTTTTTGATAAGGTTGTAGGTATTCCACACCAGACTTATTTTGATCATATGAAGCATCTTCATCCAACATTTACACAATGGAAACCTAAAACATCGGGTATCACAAATCTTATGATTTTTAACAAAAAAATCATGATAGAGATTATGGAAAAAGTTGAGAGTTTTCATAATAAAGATTTTTGGCAAGCCTTCTTGGACTGTATTACAGATAAAAATAGTTCAGGTGCTTCTGAATATGAGATTTATTTCAACTATATTATGAACAACAAGCCTGAACTAACACGTATACGTGCTCTTCAATGGAATAATGATGGACAGCGTTCTATAGCTCAAAAGGGTGATTGGAACTATGTTACATATCACTGGTATAATCAGAAGAAGAAAGCTGGGTTTGCGTAGTTTTCTTACCATTCAGTTTATTGTAATGTTTGCGACATAGTGCATCATATACATCTGTTTGACCAACTTGAATAACAGATGTATTTGTATTCTTTCTGTATGTAAAGATGGCCGAACTTCCATCGCCACACATTTTACACATGGCCGTCAGCTTTGTTATTTTGTCGCAGAGAGGAATGATACTCATAATATGGCCAAAGGGGCGTCGCTCAGAATCTCCATCTAGACCTACAACAAGTACATCTTTGCCACAAACATCTACAGCATGTTCAACGAATGGATAGAGATCCTTGAAGAACTGTGCCTCTTCAATCACAATAAGACGGGCTTCATGAAATGTGTTTATCTCAAGAATAGGGAGCAGCAAGTTCGCTGAAAGGGCCGAATGACTATCATGATTATGACTGTGGATTGCATCAGTCTCGTAGCGAGTATCAAGAGCGGATGTTATAGTAAGAACTGGCCATCCAATGGCCTCGTATCGTCTCAAAGAAGAGAGAATATACGATGATTTTCCAGCAAACATGGGGCCGAGAACGATTTCGAGCGACATTTCTGATGACTTTTGGGGGTAAAAAATAGTCAATTTTAATCATGCTCCTTACTTACCAGTAGATCTGAGCTCCTTACTTGCCAGTAGATCCGAGCTCCTTGTCAGTCGCATGCATCTACTTACCAGTAGATCCGAAGCCGCCTACACCCCTCTGCGTAACAGGGAGTGTATCAACAATCCGCACCTCCTTAATCCAGCCCATATCAGGCGCAACAATCTGGAAATAGCGTGATCCCTTGAATCCACTTTCCTTGAAAGCATCAATGAAAGGCATCGGTGCAACAACCCAGATTGGCGCCTTCAAGCCACCACGATAGGAGCTGTCAATAACACCCTGTGAGTTCGCCATCATCATACCCGTTTTGTAAATAGAAGAGCGTGGGCAGAGCCAGAAATGAACCTCCTCTTCACTACCATCGCTATTCAGTCGGACCATCCTCGCAGCAGTTCCAAGGTCTAGTAGAGTCGGCAAACGACCTTCTGCCAACGGAACAATCTCGTAATCCTTGACAACGAAGAGGTCAAATCCAGCATTATCAGGCGACCTCTCTTCCACACTCTTATAATATTCACGACCCTCCTCTGTTGGTAGAAGCTCAAGACGGTAAGACATTATATCTATACTATTTCATGGGCTGCCTCCTCCGTCAATTTTGTTATTGTGGGTCTAAATATATACGATGAACACACACTAATGGACAGTATTACTCTACCTGTAAGTTTGGGAGAAGCCCTCGACAAGCTCACAATATTAGATATTAAACTCCAAAAGATTAATGACTCTCGTCGTGATGATGTTCAGAAAGAATACGACCTTCTAGATAAGACACTTGAGTCATATAGGACTCGCTACACATATTATTACAAGCTTCTTAAGGAGATTAATCTAGAAATCTGGGAGCTCCAGGATAAATTCCATGGTAAGGATACAACTCCTGAACAGGGCGCAATCATCTGCAAGAAAATTCTGGAGGAGAATGACCGCCGTTTCCGTGTGAAGGCGAAGCTCAATCACGCCGCTGCATCTACACTCAAGGAGCAGAAAGGCTATGCAAAACGCAGGGCATTCGTCTATGGCCATCTCGGTCTTGGTGACATGTTCTGGATGAACGGCGCGGTTCGTTATCTAGCCACTGCATATGACGAGGTTGCAGTGGTATGTAAAGAACATAATAAGGCGAATGTTATTGCTATGTATCTAGATGATCCTACGATTTATCCCTTCGTGATTAAGGATGATTATGTTCTTTATCCTTTTGATGTTAAACGGAAGATTATTGAAGAGCAGGGAGTAACCATCTATTCATGTGGCCAGCATATTCAGGCACCCATCTACGAGTTTCCTCACAGTTTCTACGATGATTTTGGTCTAGATCGCAGTATTAGAACTCGCTATTTCCACGTACCTGAAAGCCCAGAAGCCATTCAGCTCTATCTTAGCATTTCAGCAGTTTCACCCAAATATATTGTCGTTCACCAACAATCCTCTTCAAAGACTCTTCCTATTTGGGATTCAGTGAGTAAAAAGAATCCTGCTATTCCGATTCTAGACGTGAATACGAATCACTATCCTGAGGGACATCCTTTCTACACCATAGCCCAGCTCGTTGTAGGCAAACCCCTTCTTCATTATAAGACTCTCTTAGAGTTGGCAACTGAGATTCACCTCTTGGAAAGCAGTCTCTACTGTTTTGCCAGCCACCTAGACCTTTCCACTGTTCAAGGCCTTTACTGTTATGATGCATATGATAAGTCAAATGAACGACTCGGTGTTTTTCTTACAGCCAAACTAGATGCGTATTAGCATAAAGATGTGAAACAAGAACATGTAGTATAATGAGCGTAGCTTTTATAACAGGAATAACCGGCCAAGACGGCTCCTATCTCGCTGAACTTCTTCTAGAAAAGGGATATAGGGTCCACGGACTCACCAGACGCACATCTAATCACCAAAATCTCACACGAATCAATCATATTCTAACCCACCCCTTCTTATCACTCCATGTTGGAGATATTACGGACACATCTGCTCTCAACATAACACTCTCATCTATCTGGAATGCTCACAAAACTACAGCATCCGTCTTTGAAATCTACAATCTGGCAGCCCAGAGCCATGTTCACCAGTCATTCACAATGCCAGACTATACTGCGAAGGCGGATGGTCTCGCACCTCTTGCCATAGTGGACTGGATCAGGATTCAGCCCGACTCTGCTAAAATACGATTCTACCAGGCGAGCACCAGCGAACTTTTCGGCAAGGTACAGGAGACACCACAGAGTGAGACAACACCCTTCTATCCGCGAAGCCCTTATGGAGTTGCGAAGCTGTATGCTTTCTGGATTGTGAAGAACTACAGGGAGAGTTATGGCATTTTTGCCACGAATGGAATTCTATTTAACCACGAGAGTCCTCGCAGAGGGGATGACTTTGTCACTCGCAAGATTACTAAGAAGATTGCAGCCATTGTTGCTGGAGATGCCGAGACTTTGGAGATCGGAAATCTAGATGCTCGCAGAGACTGGGGTCATGCACGTGATTATGTAGAGGGGATGTGGCGTATTCTTCAACACGATAAGGCCGACGATTTTGTTCTTGCTACGGGTAAACAACACACAGTTCGAGAATTCATAGAATGCGCCTATCAAATCGCAACAGGAAACTACATTCGATGGGAAGGAACGGGTGTAGATGAGCGTGGCTATGATGTAAAAACTGGAACTCTCAGAGTTTCTATTAATCCAGCCTTCTTCCGTCCAGCGGAAGTGGAGACCCTTGTAGGAAATGGGGAAAAGGCTGCTCAAGTCTTAGGATGGCGGCCAACAACCTCATTCCCGGAGCTTGTTCATGAGATGGTTGATGCGGATTGTTTAGATGCCCATTCTAAAATTGAGTCCAAGAACGCCAAAACAACCACTTAGAAAAGCCGAACTATTACAGAAGAGGGATGCCATCTGGTTTAGTTAGACCTAGTTCAGAGATTGAACCTATCGTAGGTATTCAGTTCGGAATCTTTAGCCCTGACGAGATTGAGAGGCGATCTGTGGTAGAGATTACAAACGCTGGTACCTATGACGGAAATGAGCCTCGTATTGGTGGTCTCTTTGACCCTCGTATGGGCGTTCTAGATAATGGAAAAACATGCCGCAGTTGCGGCCAGACAAATCATAACTGCCCTGGCCACTTCGGCCACTTTCGTCTTGCCCGCCCAGTCTATTACATTCAGTTCTTCCCCCTAGTCTTAAATGTTCTGAGCTGTGTTTGTGTTCGTTGCAGCAAGCTTCTTGTTGATAAAGCGCATCACCAGAATCTTATTAAGCGACGTGGAGAGGCAAGGTGGCGTCAGATGCTTAGCTTAACCGCTAATATTGGGCGCTGTGGTCAAGAGACAGAGGATGGATGTGGTGCTAGGCAGCCTGACCGCTATGTACGCGACGGTATTGCCCGCATTGTCGCAGAGTGGGACAATATCGAGGGTCCAGGCGCTCCTGAGAAGACAGACAAGGTTAGGAAGGAGCGTCAAGTCCTAGAGGTTGAGTATGTTCTCCGTCTCTTCCGCCGCATCACTGATGAGGATGTTGACTTCATGGGTCTCAGCCGCTATTGGTGTCGCCCCGACTGGATGATTTGCACCGTCATGGCGATTCCTCCACCACAGGTTCGCCCCTCTGTCATTCAAGACAATAATCAGCGCTCTGAGGATGATCTTACACACAAGCTGTTTGAGATTGTCAATACGAACAACACACTTCAAGACAAGATTAACAACAATGCGGCCAAGAACATTGTGGATGAGTATACGAACGTTCTCCAGTATCACATTGCCACTCTTGTAGACAACCAGATTCCTGGTGTGGCACCGTCTGCCCAGCGCAGTGGTCGCCCTCTGAAGTCCATTCAGCAACGTCTTGGTTCCAAAGAAGGCCGTATCCGCTACAATATTCAAGGCAAGCGTGTAGAGTTCTCAGCACGTTCTGTTATTACACCAGACCCCAATATCTCTGTTGCTGAGATTGGTGTTCCTATGAAGATTGCGATGAACCTGACGGTTCCTGAGCGGGTCACTACCTACAACAGGGACCAGATGTACAAGCTCATTCAGAATGGCGCAGACAAGTATCCTGGTGCAAAGACACTTGTACGTGCCGATGGTCGCATGATCAGTCTCAAGCATGTGAACAGCAAGGAGATTGTCCTCTACTATGGCGACGTGGTCAATCGTCATCTTGCCGATGGAGACACGATTCTATTTAACCGACAGCCGACACTCCACAGAATGTCGATGATGGGACACAAGGTCAAGGTGCTACCTTACAATACATTCCGTCTGAATGTATCTGTTACAAGCCCTTACAATGCAGATTTCGATGGTGATGAGATGAATGCGCACATCCCACAGAGCTTGGAGGCGTCTACTGAACTCTCTGAGATTGCGGCCGTCCCGCATCAGATTGTAACACCTCGTCACGCCAAGCCTGTTATTGGTGTAGTTCAGGACTCTCTTGTGGGCTCTTGGCGTATGACGAGACCCAAGGTCAACTTCAATCGCCGTGAGTTCATGAATATGCAGATGTGGAACAAGCGATTTGAGGGTATTATGCCTGAGCCGGCCTCTATTGTTGGAAACAGCAAGCGCTTCTCAGGCCAGCAGATTCTGAGCCAGCTTCTTCCCCCTATCAATCTGGAAATGGGCAACAGTTTCATGAAGGATGCTAAGACATCGGATGAGAAACGCGACAACTATGTTGTTATCAAGGAGGGCAAGATTACACAGGGTATTATGGATAAGGATATCTTCAGCAAGCCGTCCAAGGGTATTGTTCACACCATCTTCAAGGATTATGGCTCTACGCCCACAGTAAACTTCATTGATGCCATGCAGAACACTGTTGAACAGTTCCTTGTTTACAACGGTTTCTCAGTCGGTATCAGCGACTTGGTGGCAGATGAGGACACTCGCAAAGAGATGGACAAGGTTATCAAAGCAAGGAAGGGCGAGATTGAGAACATCCTTCTCCAACTCCATCTTGACCTCTTCGATAACAACACAGGTAAGACGAACCAGCAGGAGTTCGAGGACAAGGTTTACACGGAGCTGAACAAGGCCACTGAACTTTCAGGTAAGATTGGTCTATCCTCTCTCGCAGAGGAGAACCGTCTCATTGCCATGGTTCGTGCAGGCTCCAAAGGCTCAACCATTAATATTGCTCAGATGATGGCGTGTGTGGGACAGCAAGCTCCTGAAGGACGGCGTATTCCTTATGGTTTCTCAGACCGCACTTTACCACACTACAAGAAGTACGACGACGGCGCAGAGGCGCGCGGTTTCGTTGAGAGCAGCTTCATCCAAGGACTCACACCACAGGAGTTCTTCTTCCACGCTATGTCAGGTCGTGAAGGTCTGATTGATACTGCAGTTAAGACGGCTGATACAGGCTACATTCAGCGCCAGCTCGTTAAGGCAATGGAGGACCTTGTCATCCAGTTTGATGGCAGTGTTCGCGATGCTCGCAGCAACATTCTCCAGTTTCACTATGGCGAGGATGGTATTAACTCTACAAAGATTGAGAACCAGAGCATTGGCCTCTCCAAGCTGACCGACGGCGATATTCTCTCACAGTATTCTGCCCAAGGTGTTGACATGACAGGTGTATTTGTAGAGGGAACAGTAATCTCCCCTGAGGAGACGGCGGCAATGGACGAGTTTGCTCGCCAAGTTCTACAGGATCGCAAGATGATTGTGGAAGAGGTACATCGCAACAAGGATGATACTGGCACATTTGCCAGCGTGAACATTGAGCGTCTCATTCTTAATACGAGTATCAAGTTCCAGTTGAAGAAGGATGAGCCGACTGACCTTCTCCCTGGCTACGTCATTGATGGAATCAAGAAGGTAATCTACAGAACACAAGCCTATAACCCTCTCTGGGCGGCGATGCTCCGTTTCTACCTCGCACCCCACAAGATGATCATGAAGCAGCGTTTCACGAAGGTTGCATTTGATACACTCTTGGAGCTGATTGTACTCCGCAACTGGCAGGCGTGGGCACAGCCTGGTGAGCAAGTGGGTATTATTGCAGCACAGTCTATTGGTGAGCCTTCAACACAGATGACGCTTAACACTTTCCACTTGGCAGGTGTGGCTGCGAAATCCAACGTGACTCGAGGTGTTCCCCGTCTGAAGGAGCTTCTCAAGGTGACAAAGTCTCCTAAGGCGATTTCGCTTACTGTCTATCTGAAGCCTGAGTTCCGTGATGACAAGGAGAAGGCGCGTGAGGTCTGCCAGGATTTGGAGCTCACTCTTCTCAAGGATGTCACAACTCGTGCAGCGATTTATTATGACCCCAATGATGATGCTACAATCACCGACGAGGGAGATAAGGACCTGATTGCATTCTACAAGGCGTTTGAGAAGAGTACCGCCACAGATGAAAATAGTACACCTGCAGAAG